GCCATATTCGATGGGGCCTCCGGTCCCGGACATGGGACTGAAAGGACGCCGTCGCATGCGTGACGCCCCGGACAGCGGGGCCCCTGCGCCCTTCACTGATGAGGAAAAACTCATGCTGGAGGAGATGGAGCGGAATTCAAAGCGGTTGCGAGGCGCGCAGGAGTTTCTGCGTCCGCGCAGTTACGGCAGGGGACAGCCGATATGATTTATCTGTTGCGGGATGGCGTACTCGTCCCCAAGGGGTCCGTGCGGGACGCCCGAGCATCGTCAGTGCGCGCGGACTTCCCCACCCCGAGGCTTTCCAAGCTGGAGCCCTACGCATCCCCCATCGACGGCCACGAGGTGACCTCCTGGGGCGAACGCGACCGGGAACTCCAGGCCAACAACGCCTACGACCCGAGAGATTTCAATGAGCGACCAAAGCCAAAACCCAAACAACTCGATCTCCCCTTCGACAGTTGAGCCGGAGCCCCAGGCCCCGGCTCCAACTCTCAGGGAGACCATCGAAGCCGCCTATGACGAAGCCGAAGATGTCCAGGAGACTGGACAAGAAGGCCGCGTCAGGGATAGCTATGGTCGTTTCGTCGCAAAAGACCGCGTCGAGCCGGGCGAAGCAGAACCTGCAAAGGCTCCCAGCCCCGACAAAGCCATTACAGCCGAGCCCCAGAAGCCTGCCGAGCCAGCCCCGCAAGGGAGAAGCACTCAACCGCCGGAACACTGGAGCGCCGAAGATCGCGCTACTTTCGCCAAGCTGCCGCTCGAGGGACAGTCTTTCCTCATGCGTCGGCATCAGGAGATGGAAGCCGACTATACGCGCAAGGCTCAGGCGGCAAGCGGTGCAGTCCAGTTTACCCAGGCACTCGCGCCGGTTTTCGAAGACCCGGTCATTCAAGGGTCTCTACAGCAGTACGGGCTCAACGCCGCGCAGGCTGTCCAGCAGTGGGCGGCTTACCACAAGCGGGCACAGAGCCCTGATCCTCGCGAGAAGATCACGATGCTGGCGGAAATCGCGCAGAACATGGGTTTCGACCCAGCACGCTTGTTCGTCACAACGCAGAGCAACCCGCCGCCGAACCTGTCCCAGGAGGACATGAACGATCCGGCGATCCGATACTTCGCCGACCACGCCAGTCGGACACAGAGCGAACTGCAAGCCGTCAAGACCCAAATCCAGACCATGCTGAATGCCGAGGCGGAGCAGCGAGAGAAGACCAGCATCGATGCAGCCCTACAGACCATCGAACAGTTCGAGCATGAAAAGGACGCCAGCGGACGCCTGCTGCGGCCTTACTTCAACGATGTCGTTGACGACGTGCTTGAAATTTTCGAGGCCCATCCTGAAAGGGGACTTCAGGACGCCTACAGGCGTGCTGTCAGGACCAACGATGCTGCCTTTGAAAAGTTGCTTGCCGAGGAACGCCAGCAGCGGCAGGGCCAGTCCAGCCTGGACCGGGCCAAGGCCGCGTCGCGAGGCAACACGCGGGGGATCACGTCTCCCGTCGCCAAGCCGAGCGCCAAGACTGGAAATGGCTCCTTGAGGGACCTGCTGGAACGTACCGCTGACGAGGTTGGCCTTTGAACCGACGGCTGAAAGGAGCCCCGGACAATGGCAGAGCCCATCTCTGGCGTCACCAATCTGGTGACGACCACTCTCATGAACTACCACAAGACGTTTGCGGACAACGTCACCAACTCGAATGCCGTCACCGCGCTTCTTCGCCAGGGTGATCGCGTCCGGATCATCGAAGGCGGCCGGCGAATTGCCACGCCGCTGACATACGCCGAGGAAACCTTCGCGTGGTACGCGGGGACCGAACTCCTCAGCCGTGCCGTGAAAGAGACGATCTCGGAAGCCGAGTACGACCCGGCCAACGCAGTGGTCTCCGTCACGCTTTCCGGGCCTGACCTCGCCAAGAACCGCGGCCGCGAGCGCATCCTGAACCTTCTCGAAGGCAAGATGGACAATGCCGAAGCGACCATGAAAAACAACATTACCAAAGCCATCTACGGCGACGGAAGTGTTGCGAAGAGCTTTGCGGGCCTCAAGGCGATGGTCACCGACGACGGCACCGGCACCGTCGGCGGTATTATCTCGGGCACCTGGCCGTTCTGGAAGAACCAGTTCCAGTCCATCGCGAGAGCTACGGGGCTCCAGTATCCGGCCCTCAAAGCCGGCATGAACGCCCTCTGGCTGAAGCTGACCCGTGGCACCGAGAAGCCCGACCTGATCCTGGTCGACGGCGAAATCTACGCCACCTACGAGTCGGGGCTCCAGGAGAACCAGCGCTATGCCGACGCCAATCTCGGCAAGCTGGGCTTCGAGACCCTGAAGTACAAGACCGCAGCCCTGGTCTACGACAGCGCGGCCACCGGCCTGACCGGCGGCTACATGCTGAACACGAAGTACCTTAAGTTCGAGATTTTCTCGGGCCGGAACTTCGAAGCCCTGGACTTGCCGGACCAGTCCGTCGACATGGACGCGGTCACCAAGCATATCGCCTTCATGGGAGGGCTCACCCTCTCCAACCGTTCGATGCAGGGCAGGATCGTTCTGACCGGCACCTGATATCGAAAGAAGGAGGGGGCTCTTCCCTGCGCCCCCTCCAACTCAACAGGGAGAAGTCATGAACGACACACCAACACTGGTCAGGTTCATCTCGGGCTGGGAGCGCGACGGCCTCGGCAAGGACGGCATGCCGATCTACCGCCAGACCATCATGATCCAGCTGGACCGGCCGCCGTCCCTTTCGGTCCTGCGCGTGGCCGACCAGAACGATTTTCACGACCATCCCGGCCCGTTCAATCTCTTCCAGAAAGAACAGGTAGCCCGGAAGGCAAGCTATTCCGAGGGTTATCCGCTGTGCATGTGGCCGGCCGTGAACGAAGCCGAGTTCAGGATGCTGATCGACAGGGACATCACGACCGTCGACCAGTTGGCCAGTCTTCACAAGAAGGGCGATCTGCGCACTGCGCCGCCCGAAATCCGGGAACTCGCCGCGCGTGCCGCCAGGCTGGTGGACCTCCAGAAGGGAGCCCCGAAATACGAGGACCTGCTGAAAGACCGCGACGGCAAGATCGAGGTCCTTGAGGAGCAGGTCCGCGAAGCCTCGATTACGATTGCCCAGATGCGGACCCAGATCGATCAACTCCGGATAAGAGGCGCGATGTGAAATGGCAGGGCTCCTGACGGTTCTGGATATCGTCTCGCAGGCGGCGATGGAGATCGGCATCGCGCAGAACCGCGTCTCGACTGTCGTCACGACCCAGGACCAGGACATCATCCAGATGCGGAGCCTGCTGCACGCCGTCGCCTCTGAAGTCCTCTCCGACGAGCCCTACCAGACGACGCTCGGCGACCAGTTCTGGATCGAGGGCTCCGACGGCGAACTCAAGGCCGATTTCACCGCCGACGACGACGTGGTTCTCTTCGACGGCCGGCTGGCCATACAGGGAGCCAAGTGGCGCTTTCTCCAGGGCAAAGGCCTCGAATTTGGCGAGGCCATGCGCGACTTCACAAGCCGCATCAACAAGCTGGCGGCCCGGGCCAACGCCAGGGTTCTCGACCTCGATTACGAGTGGAGCCGCGTCCAGTAATGCGCATGCTGCCGGCCAGAGCTTTCTCCCAGCCTATCCAGGCCAAGAAGCGGGTTGCCGGCTTGAGGCACATCAGCGCGCCCCTCAAGGGGCTCTCCCTCTCTTCCAAGCTGACCACGGCCGATCCGCTGACCGCGCCGATCCTCGACAACTTCAACATCGAGGAGAACCAGATAAGCTGTCGCGCCGGGACTATTCTCGCCTACACCTATTCCAGCCCGCTGCCGATCTGGTGCCTGATCCCCTATTACGGGGCCATCAACCGCCTCGCCGCCGCCGTCAACGGCGAGATACGCCTGCTGAACGATACGCTGGTCAAGGGCGGCTTCACGTCCAACGACTGGCACTGGACATCCTTCAGCAACCTCTCCGCCAACGAATACACCGTCATGGTCAACGGCTCCGACGGCGTCTGGTCGTGGGACGGGGCCACCGCTAGCACCGACCCGACGCCGGTCGCCGTGACCAACCTGTCGAAGTCGCTGCCCGGCGAGTGGGCCGTCTGCACCGTCGCGCCGGCCGGCATAGGCCAGTTTACCAACGGCATGGTTGTCACCATCGCCGGGGCGGTCGGGACGGGCATGGTCGGAGCCAACGGCCAGCGCGTCATCGCCAGCGTCGGCACCCCCGCCAACACCTTCACGCTGGTCGGGGTCGACACCAGCGCTGCCGCCGCCGACCTGACCACGGGCGTCACCGCCGACCCGCCTGGCACCGGCATCGTCAAGGAAGTCGTGACGGCTCCGGCCTACGCCACGCACATCGTCCCCGACAGCTTCAACATCGTCGTCAGCCACATGAACCGTCTGTGGTTCGCCGACACGGCGAACCTCGCCGTCTATTACCTGCCCATCCAGCAGAAATCGGGCGAGGTGGTCGAACTGCCCCTCAACGCCATTTTCCGCCGCGGCGGACACGTCCGCGCCCTGGCTACCTGGACCCGCGACGGCGGTGCCGGCCTCGACGACCTGCTGGCGATCTTCTCGTCCAATGGCGAGGTGGTCATCTATTCCGGCATCGATCCCGACAGCGACATGACGCTTGTCGGCGTGTTCCGCTTCGACAGCCCGATGAGCAAGCACAGCGTCATCAACTACGGCGGCGACCTCTACACGCTGATCAGCACCGGGCTGGTGCCGATGTCGACGCTGTTGCAGGAGGAGAGCGAAAAGCAAAAGGAAGAGAAGAACATCGTTTCGGCTTTCTTCCCGGCGGCTCTCGCCTACCGGACGAGCCCCGGCTGGTCGGTGATGCTGAACCCCTCCTCGGGGCGCATGATCTGCAACATCCCGATGGGCAGTCCCAACAACTACCGGCAGGCGATCCACCATTTGCCGAAGTCGATCTGGTCGACGTGGTCGGGGCTCCCGTCGCGCTGCTGGGCGTGGATCGACAACAAGGTCTATCTCGGCTCCGACGACGGCCGCGTCTACGAGACGCATCCCAGCTATTTGAGCGACCAGGATAGCGCGGGGGTTCCCAAGCCGATCCGCGTCGACGTGCAGCCGGCGTGGCAGGCTTACGGCTCCAGTTCCGTGAAACAGTTCAAGATGGCGCTGGCATACATAATCACCGACGGCGTTCCGAAGCCGCTGCTGGACTTCCGTGTCGACTACGACGAGACGCCGCCCGTCAACCAGCCCGACGTCACCTCCACCGCCGCGGCCGCGACGTGGGATGCCGCGCCCTGGGACGAGGAGGTGGCTACCGAGGGCGAGTTATGGGCTGGCAGGCAGAGGAACTGGAACAACTGGCAGGGCGTCGCCGCGATGGGCCGCGTCGGAGCCCCCCGGCTGGTCACCAATGTTCTCAACTGCCGATTTGCAATCGCCGGTTTCGATGTTCTCTACGAGGAAGGATCGATCTTCGGATGATCACTTTCGAGCCTCTTCAGCCCGATGCGGTCCGCTTCCTCTCGGTCAGGACCGGCGGCGACTTCTCGGGCTACGATTACACGCTGCCGGCTTTTGTCTGCGCGACTTCCAGAACTGATGACGGGGCCGTGACAGGTGTCCTGATGGGAGAGTTCACCTCCCGCTGGGAAGTTCACATGACATGCGCAGTGGACGATAACGCGATTATTTCACGTCGTCTCCTGCACGCGATCTTCGCGACTTTTTTCTCCTGCGCGGTGCGCGTGACCGCGATGTGCCGACCGGACAACAAGCGGTCTGAAACGGGCATCCGGCGGCTGGGTTTCAAATACGAGGGTTATTCTCGCCTCGGCATCGAGGGCAAGTGGGACGCGCTTGTCTTCGGCATGCTCAGGCACGAATGCCGGTGGATCAGGGCTCCCAAGAGCGAGCTATTACGGAAGGCCGCCTAGATGAAACAGCCAAAACCGCCGGACCCATACGCGACCGCGCAAGCCCAGCAGCGCGCCGAGGTCGGCGCTGCCGGCGCGTCCAGCGTCATGAACAACCCGAACATCGTCAACCCCTACGGGTCGCAGTCCTATTCCATCTCCGGGTGGGAACAGGTGCCCGACGCAATGGGCAAGATGATCAGCGTCCCGCGCTACACGCAGACGCAGACGCTGTCTCCCGACCAGCAGCGGCTTCTCGGCCTGGAGACCCAGGGCCAGTACAATCTCGGCCAGACCGCGGTCGAGCAATCCGCCAAGATGCGGCAGCATCTCGGCACCGCCTTCGACCCGTCATCCCTGCGGGCTTGGGGGCAAACCCGGCAGGACCAGGGCCCGACCGACCGCGAAGGCGTGCAGAACGCCATGATGCAGTTGTACACCCGTGGCGCTGCCGGGAAGAACGCCGCGGAGCAGGCACAGCTTGCCGCTCGAGGGATGAACGCGGGCTCCAGTCAGTATGGCTCGACCGCCAAGCGCCAGGGCGACGAGTTCACCGACGCCGCCCTGAAGGCTTATCTCGGCTCCGGCGACGAGGCGCGTGCCGCACAGGAGAGCTACAATGCGGCTGGTGCGCAGCAGGATGCCCAGCGGCAGGCGCAACTCCAGGAGGGGCTGTCGCTGCGCAACCAGCCCATCAACGAGATCAGCGCCCTCATGTCGGGCGCTCAGGTCAACGTGCCGCAGTTCGCGGGCTACCAGGGCCAGGGTATCAACCCTGCCAACATCGGCCAGTACATCAACAACGCCTACAACCAGCAGGCGCAGCAGGCCGGAGCCTTCAACCAGGGGTTGTTCAGTCTGGCCGGCGCGGGGCTCTCGGCGTTCAAGCCGTCCGACCGGCGTCTCAAGAAAGACATCAAGCCGATCCGTGGCGACATCGCCGGGGTGCCGCTCTACCGGTTCAGGTATCGCTTCGATCCCGGTGTCATCCGCATCGGCGTCATGGCCGACGAAGCCCTTCTTCGCTTCCCGGATGTCGTCGCCGAGATCGGCGGCTACCTGCATGTCGACTACGACCGGCTGCGCAAGCACGACAAGGACAAAGGAGCCAACCCATGAACTCCGGTGGATCGAGCAGCGGGAGGGCTCCCGTACAGCCACAGCCGCAGGGCAGCCAGACGACGCCCTACGGCAATGCGACGCCGTTCAACCCGATGTTCACGTCGTATTTGCCGCCGGAGGGCTCCACGGCCTCCGCCCAGCTTGGCGACGTTCCCCGGCAGGAG